TATTTTTTTACCTTTTTTCTTTTTAGAAATTTCCTCCTCTTCTTCCTCCTCTTCCTCTTCTTCATCCTCTTCCTCTTCTTCATCCTCTATAAGTTTTTTTAATCTATTACCTGCCTTAATTTTTTTATTCAAATGCTTGGAAGGAAACATACTTGATAAAAACTTACGGTACTCATGTTCATCTAATTCTTCTTCACTATCATCAGTAATAAAATTATCATCATCATCCGAAGATTCTCCATTACGCTTCTTTTTACGTAACTCTTCATCTCTTCTTTTTGATTTTTTTGAATCAATATTAGACATTTTAGTTTTACTATCTCTAGGCATTCTATCTTATTTTGTTATAAGATATAATTTTTAAGTTTATTCAATTTTTTATTTAATAGTAAAACAAAAATTTGAGAAATATTATATAAAAACGTAATAAATAAATAACACAAAATTATAATTCCAAAAACCTAATTAAAAAATAATGTATGTACATTTTTCTAAAATAATATTTAGTTGATGAATTAAAAATATGGTATTTATATTGTCCAAAAATCTATATAATTTAAAAATAAAATTGAAATTAAACAATCTAAATATTATTCATATAATATAAGAAGAATGTCTAAGAATTCTGGAAATATGAAAAACATCAACAATTCTAAAGTAATCGGTATTCAGTTTAGTATATTGTCACCTGAAGAAATTCGTAAAGGTTCAGTGGCAGAAATAACTAGTCGTGATACATACGCTAATAACAAACCAGTTATTAATGGGTTGTTTGATCCTCGTATGGGTGTCTTAGAACCTGGTTTGATTTGTCCTACTGACGGTTTAGATTATATGCAGACACCTGGTTATTTTGGTCACATTGAATTAGCGCGACCAGTATTTTATATTCAATATATAAGTACAATTCAAAAAATCTTGCGTTGTATTTGCTTTAAATGCAGTAAGTTGTTGATTTCCAAAGAAAAATATAAACAAGCACTCAAAATGAAGGGATCAGATAGATGGAAATATGTATTTGAATTATGCAAGGGAATCAAACGTTGTGGAGAAGATACAGAAGACGGATGTGGTTGTCTACAACCAAAAAAAATAAAAAAAGAAGGTATGGCAACACTATCTGCTGAATGGATAAATAATAGTGAGGAAGACGATGAAACTATTGTTATTCCATTAACTCCAGAGTTAGTATTGAAAAATTTCAAGAGAATTTCTGATGAAGATGTTACATTTATGGGATTCAGTCCAATCTATTCAAGACCTGATTGGATGATTTGTCAAGTATTAGCAGTACCTCCTCCTGCTGTCAGACCATCTGTTAAACATGATGCACAACAACGTTCAGAAGATGACTTGAGTCATATTTTAGTAAATATTATCAAATCCAATAAGACGCTTTTAGAAAAAATTCAAAACAATGCTCCAGAAAATATTGTCAAAGATTGGTCCATGGTTCTTCAATATCATTGTGCAAGTTTAGTTGATAATAAATTACCTGGGGCTAGTCCAGTTGCACAACGATCAGGAAGACCATTTAAATCTATTAAAGACCGTTTAAATGGTAAAGGTGGAAGAATGAGAGGTAATCTAATGGCTAAACGTGTAGATTTTAGTGCACGTTCCGTTATTACTGCTGATCCTAATATCTCAATTAGACAATTAGGAATACCAAAGAAAATTGCTAAAAATATTACTAAACCTGTCATTGTAAATCGGGTTAATAAAGCATTTCTAACAAAATTGGTACAAAATGGTCCAGATGTATGGCCAGGAGCAAAAATTCTAGAACGCAAAAATGGAGAATCTATTACATTACGATACTTGGATAGAAATTCAATTATATTAGAAGATGGAGATATTGTTCATCGGCACATGATGGATGGAGATGCTATCTTATTTAATCGTCAACCAACACTTCACAGAATGAGTATGATGTGTCACATTGCTAAAATTATGGAACGCGGTGATACTTTTCGCATGAATGTTGCTGACACTAAACCATATAATGCTGATTTTGATGGTGATGAGATGAATCTTCATATGCCGCAAGATCCAGAAGCCGAGTCTGAATTGCGAAATTTAGCCGCTGTACCTTATCAGATTATTAGTCCAGGTAATAATGCAGCAATTATTGGTATCTACCAAGATTCTATGCTTGGTTCATATCGTTTTACTAGAGAAAAAATAGATTTTACACAAAAAGATGCCATGAATTTGCTTATGATGTTTAATAAGATTGATCCTAAAAAAATAAGACGCAAAAGAAATGAACGTGTTAGTAATTTTGATATACTGACTCAAATTATGCCGCCTATTAGTCTAAAAGTGAAAAATAAACAATACGAACAGACTCCTGTAGAAAATAATATTGTTGAAATTATTGATGGAAAATACATTCGTGGTCAAATGGATAAAGGCATTTTAGGTTCAGGAACTAAAGGCATTATTCATCGGGTTTGTAATGACTTTGGAAACATGGCTGCAGCCAATTTTATTGATGATTTACAAAATATCATTACCGAGTACATGAAACAAAGTGCGTTTAGTGTCGGAGTAAGTGATTTAATAACAGATGCTGCTACTAACGATAAAATTATTTCAATTATTACTGATAAAAAATCTGAAGTAAAAAATTTAATTCAACAGGTTCAAATTGGAATTTTTGAAAATAATTCAGGAAAAACTAATGAGGAAGAATTTGAAACAAAGGTCAATAATATTATGGGAAAAGCGCAATCTGAAGCAGGCAGAGCAGCACTTAATAGTTTAAGCAAAGACAATCGTTTTGTTGTAATGTACAATGCTGGTTCTAAAGGGTCAGAAATTAATATTCAACAAATGACTGCTTGCTTAGGACAGCAAAACGTAGAAGGAAAACGTATACCTTACGGATTTGATCACCGAACATTACCACATTACACTAAATATGATGATTCAGCAATTGCTCGTGGCTTTGTTGAAAGTTCTTATATTGATGGATTATCTCCACAAGAACTCTTCTTCCATGCAATGGGTGGACGTGTTGGTTTGATTGATACTGCGGTTAAAACATCTACTACAGGTTATATCCAAAGAAGATTGATCAAGGGTATGGAGGACTTAATGGTTAATTATGACATGACCATTAGAACCAATAAGAATAAGATTGTTCAGTATTCCTACGGAGAAGATTCTATTGATACTGTCAAGGTAGAAAATCAAGAAATACCCATTGTTGACATGAGTATTCAAGATATTTATTCTCATTTTGCTATTATTGATGACAAATCAAAAACAAAGGGATTATCAGGTATGTTTATTAAAAGTGCCTACAATCGTCAAAAGAAGCAAGAAAATGAATTCAAAACAAATATACAAAAAGTTATTGAATTTATGATTGAAAGTAGAGGAGAAATCGTAAAATATGTGTTCAATAATAAATCAGATAAAAGTGTACGTGTACCTGTAGCATTTGCGTTCATTATTCAAAATATCATTGGACAACAAAGTATTAACCAAAATTCATTGGTAGATATAACACTTTCCGAAACGTTAGAAATTATTGATGAAACATATGGAAAGTTAGAAAAAATATATTATGCACCGCCAACCAAATTATTCAAGGTGTTGTATTATTACTATTTGTCTCCTAAAGATTTATTAATTAATAAACGTTTCAACAGAAAAAGTTTAGAAATATTAATGGAGAACATTGTTTTAAGTTATAAACGCGCAATTGTTAATCCTGGAGATATGGTTGGAATGATTGCTGCGCAGAGTATTGGTGAACCTACTACTCAGATGACCTTGAACACTTTCCATTTTGCTGGTGTTGCATCTAAATCAAATGTGACTCGTGGTGTTCCAAGAATTGAAGAAATTTTGTCGTTATCAACTGCTATGAAAAATCCATCTTTAACAGTGTACTTAAAACCAGAAGACCAAACCGATAAAGAAAAAGCAAGCACTATTCAATACATGTTGGAACATACAAAATTAGAAGAAGTCGTCAAATCTGTTGAAATTTGTTTTGATCCAGACGATTTGAATACTCTCATTGATGAAGATAAATCAACAATGTCACAATATCGGGAATTTGAAAGCATGATTGATGAGTGCATGGGAGGAGAAGAAACACCTGAAGATAACGAAAAATCAAAATGGATTATACGAATAGAAATGGATCCAGAAGTGATGTTAGAAAAAAATATTACAATGGATGATATCAACTTCACGCTTAATAGTTCATTTAAAGACGAAATTTCCTGCGTATATTCCGACTACAACTCTGACAAATTAGTGTTTAGAATTAGAATGAATAATATTCTTAAAAATGCTTCCAGCAAATCTAATAAAAAAACAAAATTGAACCCTCTTGATCAATCAGATCAAATTTACATCTTGAAGAATTTTCAAGATCAATTGTTAAATAATATTGTTTTGCGTGGAGTTAAAAATATAAATAAGGTAATTTTGCGAAAAATTAAGGATAATCTTGTTGAAAAAGGAGGTGCTTACAAAAAGGAAGACATTTGGGTCCTTGATACAATTGGTTCTAATCTATTAGATGTACTTGGACTAGAATATATTGATTCTAATAGAACTCTCAGCAATGACATTACAGAAATATTTGATGTATTAGGAATGGAAGCCGCTAGACAATGTATTTACAATGAAATTGCAGAGGTGTTGGAATTTGACGGTTCTTACGTAAACGCACATCATATGAGTTTACTTTGCGATAGAATGACATTTAGTCATAAATTGATTTCAATATTCAGACATGGTATTAACAATGATGATATTGGACCTATTGCGAAGGCATCTTTTGAAGAAACACCTGAGATGTTCTTGAAGGCAGCAAGACATGCTGAATTAGATACAATGAGAGGAATTTCAGCAAATGTCATGTGTGGACAAGAAGGCTTGTTTGGAACTGCTTCATTTCAAATTGTACTTGATATCAATGAAATGATCAATTTAGATGAAAAATACAAATATGAATACGAAGATAAAGAGAAACTAATTGAAGATGGATTATTTGAAGGACTAGGAGAAGAACCTGACAAATGCAGCAAAGAAACACTACAAATATTGACAAATGTTTCGCATATTAAAACTGAAAATCTAGGAGGAGACAATGATTACAATCCATTCGCATAAATATGTATATAAATTATCATTTAAAAGTATATAAATAATTTTGTAATATATGAAAATATTTTTTAATATATTACAGTTATTAATTGGACGAAAAAAAATAATATATCCCGATGATCCTTTTGATCCTTTGGAAGATTATTCATCTACACAACATAATTTGACAGGTACACTTATTATGTGTTTAATACAAACTATTTGGTATAAATTATCCTCCACTACATTAACTAACACAGAAGTTAAATTTATGTGTTTTAATCAAACAATTACTAATTCATTTATGGAAAATAAAGTAAAAGAAGATTTTATAAATGTTTTTTGCAGAGCACAAAAAACATATTTTGCATTTATCAAATTATTTTTTATTTATAAACACAAAAAATGTAATACTATTGTTAATACTGATTTATCATTGAATCCTATTGAACCTAATAATGAAAATACATTTCAACTTATTCAAGATAAATCAAAATATCTATTTTCTGTTAATGATCTTGTTTCTATTATAGAAACTGCAATATGCCATTCATCTGATTTTTTTTCAGAACCATTATGGCCTTTAAATCCGTACAACAAACAAAGATTATCTTTATCTTCACTTTATAATATTTATTTTAAACTTAAAAACAGCAAAAGACTTATTTCTTTACCATTTCATTATTTTTTTCTAGAAAATTTCAATCTAGATCTTTTTGCAGAAAATCATGAGGCTTTTATTAGAAGTTTTTCCATTAAAAAATTTGTATTTAATTCACCTTTTACATCCTTAAAAATAGATGTACTAACAATGTTAAAAAAGAATTATTATACTTCTAAACTTGTTATTCACCCTGATTTTCCTGAAGACAAATTAGTAAACATTTTTAGACCATTTCTTTTTTACTATTATACTATAAATTATGATATTAGAGGAACAACTAAATTATTTAACTACAGACGAGTATTATATATAAAACTTAAAAAATTCTATGATTATAATAAATTATTTGGACGAAAATACATAGAACTAAAATATAGTTTTATCAATTCTAAAAAAAAAATTTCTAAAAAAAACATAAAATTTAATGATAAACATTTACAATTTCACTCTATCCCTGTTAGTACTGAGGAGATTCATAATACTAAAATTCGTTCAGCAAATGAATCACTTATATTCGGAAACGAACATTCTAATTTATTTATCAGCATTAGTAATTATATTACCACTAACATAGATACAAATGAAAATGAAAATGAAGATGAAGAAGAACAACAAGAAGAACAAGATGAAAATGAAGATGAACAATATGATGAACAAGATGAACAATATGAACAAGAGGAACTAGAAGATGAAGAAGAAGAACAACAAGAAGAACAATATGAACTAGAAGATGATGAACAAGATGAACAATATGAACAAGAGGAACTAGAAGATGATGAAGAAGAACAACAAGAAGAACAATATGAACAAGAGGAAGATGCAGATAGTATATCTTAAAAATCTAAATTATTTCTTCTTCGTTATCAGCAATCACAAGTTCCACATTTGGTTTTGCCTTTCGTGTTTTTCTTTTTCCTGGTGGATTAACCTTTAATTTTTGTTCTCTTTGTTTTTTAGTGCGTCTATCATTTTTAACTGGAGTAATCTCAAACTCTTCTTCTTGTCCCAATACAATATCTTCTATATTTTGTTGTTGATTTTCAATAGGTTCTTCATTTACCTCTTCTGCTTCTTCCAAAATTATAGTAGGTTTTAATTTTTTACTCTTTAATTTTCTTTTTTTTCTAGGAACAGGTACAATTTCTTCTACTATTTCTTCCTCACCAACTTGAGGTTGGTCTTCAATTTGTTCTTCTACTTCAACCAACTCGTAATCTCTTAAACCTTGTTTTTTAGGTTTATAATGTGTAGTAACGTCTTTTTCAAAAATTTCATCAATATATTCTTCAACCGTATAATGATTAGTAATTGCATTATCAACATTTTCAACGCACTTTCCGGATTTTAAATCATACAAATCTACAGTAAATTTATTTTGATCGTTCATTATTAGTCTATAATTGGGCATTTTCTTTTCATATCTTCTATACATTGCTGGTGTAATAATAAAAGCATATGAATCAGAATCAGAATTCACATAACAAACAAATTCACGAGAATTGAACCGAGTTTCATTAATAGGTTTTGATGAAATAAAAATAGAAGGTATTTCATATTTAACTAACAATATCCATAAATCAAAATTTACAGCGACAAATCCATCTTGAATAATCATTTGTTCAAAATTCATCGTACCATCTTGCAACTGATTAGCATCAAATTGGGCTTCTTCTCTTAAAATATCTACTATCTTATCAATTCTTTCTATATCTGTAAAATTATCTGTTAATCTAGCATATTCTTCTATAAGATCTTCTTTTACCGTTTCTATTGTTAGTTTAGTTCCTTTAAATTCGTTCACAAGATCAATTATTAGATATAAACTACAAAAAGTACTACCTGTATATTCTACTTCTTTATAATTAGATGGAAAGCAATTGCTCCAATACTTTGATTTGATATCATATGGTTCTGAATGTTCACAATCTCTTTCATGATAAGGGTTTATTATTTCATCTAATTCAACATCTTTATTATAAGGTTGACTTATTATAGGTTCAGCAGTATCATATGTGTTGTACTTTGCATACATATTGATATCTGCTGGAATTAAATTATCAAAAAATTCAGCATTCAACATATTCTGCAAAATAATAATTTCATTATCTCGTAAATTATATTTTACTTGTCCAAATGATATATATGATTGTGGCTTGAAAATAAATGACTTGATTCTATTATAACGAATTAATTCATCTGCCATTCTTCCAAAATAATAAACCTCATTATTAGTGTTAGTTACTAAGTTTTCTTTTGGTAAAATTAATGTACATTTATCACCTGTAATTCTACAAACAGAACCATTTACATCACATTGATCTTTTGGTTTTTTAATACAACTATATACTTCACTCTCAATTATACTTTTATAATCATATTTTTCAACAAATATTACGCTATCTCCAACTAAATCTTGTAACATTTCAATTACTTTATCTAATTGCTGTTTGTAAATAACATAACGTTTATTGCATTCTTCTTGAATTGCTTTTCTCTTGTCAGTATTAGAATAATCATTAAACAAAATACGAATTGTATTTCTAAAAACATTAAAAAAACTGGTCTCTAATTGTATTCTTTTTATAAAATCTACACGTTTTGAATCTACCTTATTATTTGTGAGAGTATTTATATCAGCAACTAACAAATCATTATTAGTTATTGTTTTTATGGAATCATCTACACTTGATACAGGAATAGGATCTTTAATAGGTACAAACTGATTAGTGTTAGTTAAGAACCCTGTGATTACTTCATCTTCAACAACTCTACAGAAATATTTTGGATCATAACAATTAGATTTCGTTTTATCTTTTGGTTCAAATTTATAATATTCCTTTAAAAATTCCAAAGTTTGATTATATGGTTTCCATATATTATCATTCATGTAGACAAAATCATAATCACAGTTGAGACCATCTTTGTCACATGTCTTTTTGTTCTTTGATTTTTTAAGAGATGTTAGTGATGATGGGAAACAAGGAATATAACCTTCTAGACCCACACGATTTGTTGCTAAAACACCAATAACCTTTCCTTGAAAATTTAATATTTGGGTACTAACATTATATCCCTTTGAAATCAACAATTCTATCAATTCATCTAACAAAGGGGCTTGTTTAAATCTATACTCATTAGGCATACTTAAAAATCTACGACATTTCTCTCCTAATGTCGGTTTAATTATTTTTGAAAAAACAGCACGTAAGGTTTTTGGAAGTTTTTTATCATATTCACTAAATGTTGTAGTTATTAGAATTTTTTTACCGTTGTTGTGATATCCATAAATAGGCTCAAAATAGTTTTCTCGTTTTATTAAAATTAAACTTCTTTTACGTACATCATATGTATGAATTGAGTAATGGTTAGTAGGACATACTAAATCTATATTGTTAGTTGCATCATCTTCTGGTATTTCCAAAATAATAAGATTTATTCCTGCTTCAAATAATTTTGGATTAGGCATGCATATTAAATCCCATAAATATGTGTAATCAATTGTTACTGTATTATCCCTTAAGAAATTTTTAAAACTTTCAAATGCTTGAACTACTCTTGTTAAAAATTCAAATGCTTGAGGTTCTTTTGAAATATTTTGGCTTGTAGATGATTTACTAGAAGATGAATTACTAGAACTAACATTAGCAAATGGATCACTATTCGTAAATGGATCACTATTCGTAAATGGATCACTAGAAGAATTTTTACTAGACTCTTCAGAAGATATTTTATTATTTTTAAATTTTCCTGATTTTATTTTTTTGTACAGAGTAGATGTCTTATAGTCATCTATATTTATCTCTAGGTCTGGATTTGCAAAACTGGTAATCAAGTCTCCATTTTGATATTTAATAAATTTATCAATATCTATTGCGTTAATAATTAATTCTTTCATTTCTTTTATAGATGGTACATCGTGCTTTGATTTTGGAAGAAATTTTGTGATTAACGGATTTTTTGTGTCGGAATCTCTTTGACCATAAAATAATGCACTGGCTATACACGCAACAAAAGATTGGGTAGAATTTACTTCAACTCCATGACGAAGAATACAAGTATGATGAGGTTTGAGAGACATATTTGTTTTACTTATTTGGCAATCTTCATTTACTTCATGTAAAAATTTTTGAACACTAATGGGTAAAAAACCCCAACGATGTTCACCTAATTGAGGACCATATTTTTCAGGACCTTTTACATAATGTTCTACTTCCATAACATCTCTTCTTAAATCCTCTTCTATTTTTTTTTCTTCTTCTGTTACTTTTTCTGCCTTCTTATCATCAAATTTACCTTGACAAATGTCTCTACGATTTTTCATTGCTGGAGTTGACCAATTACTATAACAACAGGGAATACACAAACCTGAAGGAGTCTTTTGTTTATGGAAACCAGGATATTTTTTCTCATTTTCATCATAAAATTGATAAACTGTTTTATTTTCAGGAACAAAATCTTCATTTCTAGGAATAATTGCATCTTCCACTTTACTAACTTTAGGTCCACATTTGCCATCTAAAATATCTTTTTCGGTTACCATAGTTTCAGTTAGTAAACACCAATAACGTGGACATGTGTAATAAAACTTTTTTGATGAATCTTTTGCATCAGTACCATACTCAATAAAATCTGCATCTTCATCTATATCATCAGGATGTTCAGCGACAATTTTGTCTTTCTCTTCCTTTGTTAATATAACTGGTTGTCTTCGTTCACTTAAACTAAAAGGACACATACGAGTATATAAATCAATCTTTTCATTTTTTGATTTAACAAATAATTGAGGCATCCTTTCCTCTAATTTAGCAGAAAAAGGATTAGGATACTTTAGTCTCATTCCGGTTATATCTTGGAATGTGTTTTGTAATTGTACACCTACCTTTTTAATTTTTTCTTGAACAGGTTTTTTTGGTGCTTTTGGTTTTGAAGCCGGAATTTCTATTTCTTCAATGACTTCTTCTTGTTCTTCTTGGGATGGTTTACTAGACTTAGATTTTTCAGATACTTTACTTGATGATACTTCTGATGAAGATTTAGATACTGCTTCCTCTTCTTCTTCTGCTTCCTCTTCTTCTTCTGCTTCCTCTTCTTCCTCTTCCTCCTCTTCATCATCATCTACTTTACTTGATGATACTTCTGATGAAGATTCAGATACGTCTCCCTCATCTACTTCCTGTTCCTGTTCCTGTTCCTGTTCCT